ATGAAGAATTATACGTTAAAGAATAATCGTATATGTGCTTCATACCGTATCGCTTCTTAACACTGCCTTCTGCCATTACTACCATGTTTTGTAATGATTGTGCTGATCCTGCATAGACAGGACTATCTGTTCGCATTGTAAGAGAAGCACTCGCTTCACCATACTGAAAGCTGTTTTGTGCAACCCTTACTTTCTGCATTAACTACGCCTTTGTGCAATCAATCGTGATGTATTCAACTTTATAGTTGTTTGTTGTTGTGAGTCTAGTCTTCTTGCCTGAGCCATATACATTAATGCTTTTTGCTCCATAAGTTCTGCAAGTTGTGCATCTCTAGCTAAAGAAATAGCAAAAGCTCCTGCAATCATATGCTGCAAAGCAATAGTAAAATATGACGGAAAATCGTTTTCTAACGCTCTGTAATTATAATCAGCAACAACCTCATCTGTTGATGAGGCATTACAGAATACTTTATCACCATAAGTATTATATTTAATTACATTATCGTTGACTGTTAAAGCATGAACCATAAGGGAAGAGGTTGGTAATTGATATGCAGCTTCCCATCGACCTGTTGGTTCACTTGCCAATCTGTTTAATACTGCTTGATCTGAAGCAAAACGCCATCTTGTATTAGTTAATGCTGTTCTTACAATGTCTTCATAAACTGCGTTTGCTACTTCCGACTCTGTTGTTCCATCAGTAAATGATTGTATTTCATTACCACCGATAAGAATAGAAGCCCTTGAGCATATTTTTATAGCTGTATCTGCAACTGTAGGCATAGAAAGTTGGGGGCCGAAGCCCCCATCCCCTTAGTCAGAGTCAGTAGCTGTGACCGTTAAGCCATCAGTTACGTCAATAGCGGTTGCCGAAACATCCTTTGCGTAAACAAGACTTACTGCTGGTGTGCCACCTGTTGATGTAACAGCAATAATTACGTCCAAAGAACGAATCATGCCAATCGCATCGTTAAAGTAGTTAGCAGTGTTTACATCACCGATTGCATCTGTTGTGGTGTAGTGCCAAAGATTGACACCAGAACCACCAGATAAACGAGTTAGTCCACTTGCGCTATAAGCCATATTCTAACCCTCCTAGTTATTATCTAATAGTTCATAGATACCATCGTCATCAATAACGACAGAACCCATAGACATCATAGATGTGGTTAAGTGTGAAACTTTTTCAGCAATGTAATTAACTTCTGTTGTTACATCAGAGTTAATTCCAAGGCCGATAGCAGTTGTATGATAAACAAAGTTTTTACCACCAGCTACAGCAGATGTTGAAAAGATCTTAAATCCTAAGAACTCTTTCATTGTCATGCCACCAGCAAACGGTAAGTTTTGATCACCAACAAAGTCACTTGAAGCAAATTCATTTATAGCAAACAAATCAGCAAAACCAGCAGGAGACATTGCAATATAGCGTTGTCCGTCTTCTGGTAGATCTGCATTACCCATTGTCTCAAATGCTGACAATAGATCTGCTTTTTCAACAGCAGAACTTGTGTCGTGTAATTGAGTTGAATTTGCACCTGCATCCATTGCTGTTGTAATAATCTCGTCAGTCTTACGACCTAGAGCAGCAGCAGCAGATTGAGCAACAGCTTGACGCTCGTTGATATTAATTTTCAACTCATCAAGTTTGTCGATGTACTCTGGTGCATAGTAGTCAGCCATAGTGACTTCTACGTTAGTGTGTGCAAGCTCCATTGGAGTTACGTTACCATTTCTGGATTTTGTATTTGCTGTGCCTTTTCCAATTACTTGGAATCTCGCAGTCGAGCCAGTAACATTCGTAGTACGCACTGTGTTCCGTAACTTAGAACCCATACGCTGATACGCCATGTGTACTTCTGTCTCGAACTGTTTGATAAAGGCTTGATCGATTGTATTAGCCATTTTTCAGTCCTAAATTGAAGTTTCTGGTTTCGACGAGTGTCCGTTTTTCGACTTCAACTTGGGTATCCTTTCGGGCCAATCAGTGTATTACGGGTCGTTGTGGTTCATCATAAACACAATTTTTATCTAAATTACAATAAATAAATTCATAATACTTATTTTCACCAACAGCAAAAACGCCAACAATTTCAAAACCAAGCCATTCTGCCCACTTAACCATACCATCATAATCAGACAAAATAGTCATACTTACTCTAGGATGATAACCAGTTAAATACTCAAGAAGCATTTTAGATCCTCTTGCAAGAAGCATATAATTTTCAAAGGCTTGCTCAGAAAACATTGCAAACATTTGCGGTGTATCTTGATCTTCATTAAAGAAAAGGCCGCCCGTCATAATGATAGGGCCGCCTTCTCTTTTTACTACATAAGCTTGAGCTTCTTGATACATTCTGGTTAATGCTTCATTTATTGAAGAATAACCTAATAATCTTAACTCACGCCTGTTTTCCTTAGAAAGATTTTTTTCAATCTCTGCAATGTGATAAGAATGTAAACAGGTAAGATAAAAATCTCCCCGTTTAAGTATTCTTGGCTCACTTGTAGATTTGCTGATATCCTTCTGTGACCTGCTTAATGAAGTGTGGGTCTCTGTCTTTCCAGTATCTTGGGTCATTCATCATCTCCCTCAATTCTTGCTCAGTTGGACCAGCAGTAGGTTGTGTACCTTCGGAGAATGAACCATCTTTCATTTTCTCCATAATAGTTTCCATAACCATAACACCATCGGCAGTTTGGAATAACCTTTCGATTGCTGGTAGTTGTTCTTCTGTAAACATTTTATGAGCAAACATTGAAGCTGCTTCTATTCTTGCGCTAGCATTATCACCAAGTTTTGCTTCTTCTGCATCTATATCAGGAAGATTTTTCATCATTGCTTCGGCATAAACATTTATACCATTTTCAAACTCTTCCTGACTAAAACCATTTTCATAAGCATGATTTGCCCACCATTGAAACAATTCATTGTCATTAGCTGACTCAGCATCAATGTTTTCAGGTATTTGATAATCACCTGCTGTTTCTGGTCTTTCACTAAAAGCTTCGTTTTGTATTTCTTCTATAATACTATTACGAATATCTTCTTCTTTAGTGCCTAGCTTTGACTCAAGCTCTTTGTAAGCTTTAGCTAAATCTTCACCAGAATTATATTTTTCTGGCAACCACTCTGGTCTATCACTTGTTGACTCTGCTGTTTGCACATCAGCTTCTGTTACAAAATCCCTTCCATCAGCTTGTGCTACTTCAACTGCTTCTTCCGTACTCATTTGTTTTTACTCCTATGTGCATGTTGAATTCTTTGTTCGAGCAAACCAACAATGTATCGTTGGCCCTCAATATGGCGTAATTGTTCTGTAGAAACATTTGGGCCATGAACTAATTCAATAGTTATAGATCTTAAGTATTTAAGAACTTCCTGACCTGTTGGTGTTTTAAATACCTCAGCAACGTTTTGACTTATTTGCTTTTCAGTTTGTTCATTACGTTGAACTCCATCTATCCCTAAAGATGGTAGTTTTTTAGCTTGCAACTTGTCCCTCCTGTGCTTGCTGTGCTAGTTGTTGCATCATTTCTGATATCTGTTGACGCTGCTCTTCATCACGCACCAGACTATCAGGAACACTAAATTTTTTAGCTAAGTAAACAGCAACCTGTTCTGGATCAATAATAACAGGAGTTATTTGTGGTCCAAAAGTTGATTGCATCATCTCTAGAAAACGACCAACAGTTGCTATATCTTGATTATTTTGCGCTTGCGCTAATGGAGAAACAGATCTTATTTTTACTTCTCTACCATTAACAGTTGGTATTTCGATACGCCCTTGTTTCTTTAAAATATAAATAACTCTTTGCAAAACAGGCTGAACTAACTCTGCTTGTAGCCTTCCAAATGCAGCACCCATACGCCTAGATAGATCGGCCATTCTTTCTGCTACCTCAGTTGCTGATGCTGGCGTTTTGTTAGGATCTCCTAACATTTGATTGTACAATGCTTCTTTAATATTTGTTCTCATTTCAGAAAGAATTAACTGAGAAACATTAAAGTTACCTGCTGGAGTTATTGGCGTTAAACCTGCCGAACCCATAGCTTTAGGAATTATAGTCCCTGGAACAAGATTTATTGTATCTGGATTTACAACACCATCATCTTCCATTTGATAGATTCCAGCCATTGCCATCTGAGCATTTTCTAAAATCATTTCAACAGTAATATTACATGTCTTAATAGCAGCTAAAGCATTTATTAATGGGCCTCTGCCATAAACCTCTCCAGAAGAAGGACTCCAACGAAAACAAACAAATGGATTTGATCCAACACCGCTCATACTTTTTTCATGCAAAAGAGTATCGGTTTTCATGCAGATAGCATAATGATAAAAAGAATCTTGATTTTTCTTACTATAGTCTCTGCAAACAATTTCAAGAACAGTTGTTTCTCTATCTGATCCCATATTGTTTTTTACTTTTTGATCGAACTCTTTATCAGGATAAAGCAAAGGCAAATCATCAAAACGTATATGTTTTCTTTCTCTAAAGATGTGATCTATTTCACCGTTAGGACCAGTGTCTAAAACGACTTGAGGGAGAGGGATCGCGCGGAAATTTACGGGGTTGATTGAATCACCTTCCTCAACGCAAAGAACACCTGTCCCAACGGCTAGGTCCATAAATGATTCGTGGACCTCTTGACTGAAGTTTGAGTTTTGCAAAACTTCAAAAACATAATCTGTTACTTGATCTAAGTCATTATCTACAGAATCTTTTTGTTCTTTTGGTATTTCACTACCAGCAACTAAATCAGCCCATCGAGCAAAGTTAGGAACAATACCAGCTTGTAATCTTGATGCAAACTCTTGAACGCCAACTACAGCAGTTTCATCAAAGATCTTTTCATCACGCCTTTGACCAGCTTCTTCATAATAAAATGATTGCCGCATTGGTAAGGAATAATCATAACATTCCTCGAACAAAGGAACCCATTGCTCACGAAAAGCCTTAGCTTTTGCGTAACGCTTTAACTTTTCTTTGGCTATTGAGTGCATTATCCATATCTTCCTAAGAAACCTTGTGCGCCAGCATCAGCCATAAATAATGACTCTCTTCCATATTTAGACTTTGTACTTGTAGATGAACTACCACCTTTGCCAGTACCTTTGCCTTTTGTTTGAGAAGCAGTGATAGCGGCAGCAATATCTTCTTTTTTCTTCTGCGCTTTTTTCTGTATTTCTTCTTGTTTCTTTTGATCAGCAGCTATTCTTTGCTGTGCTGCTGCTTCTTTTTCTGCTCTTGATGGTCCAAAACACATAGTTACATCCTTTGCCATAAATTTTGTTTTCGAGCTGGCATACGCCTTTTATTAAAAACATCAAAGTTTCTTGATGCTACAATCGGCATAGCAGGTTTTTGTGTATTCATCAACGCTCGCCCTTCTCCAGCACCTAGCATCATATATTGCAGAGCGTCATGAATATGAGAAAACATGTTTTTATCTGGCTTGTCTGAGTATCTTTCGCCAGATACTTCCATGCGTCTATACTGATAGCCGCCCTCAAATCCTTTAACCAGTTGAGCGCATCGTCTGTCAACTAAAAATGCTGGCTTACCTTCCACCATCTTCGTCAACTGGGAAGAGACAGCCTCGAGGCGAAGGTCAACAGAGTTGGAGGGCGCAGGGAAAGCCCTCAAGCCAGCACCGCGCAAAATATGAAAGGGAGTGGATTCATCAGTTTGCGCTCTAAAATCTCCAGCAGGATCACCAAAAATAATAACTTCTGATGCTGCGGAGAACCTTGTCGCTAGTTCTTGCCTAAGCACTTCTGCAAAACGAACTATCCCCATATCGACAGCGACAATCTCTTGTTGAATAAACCAACGTCCTCGAACCTTTTGACCAATAGTAGCTGCTGGAGTCAGGCCAAAGTCCAACCCAACATAAACAGGTAGATTAGCTGCTATAGCTATCTCCTCTTTTGCAACATGAACCTCAGCAGCAAACATTGGATAAATTGGTTTTCCGTCCTGAATAGACCCAAGTTTGTTCATTACATAAACATCTATCCAGCTTTTTGTCTTACCTCGTATTAAATTATTATAGTAAGACCGTAACATGTTCTTTTTGTTTTCTGCCTTTGAATTTTCTTTATAACCTTTTATTTCCCCATCTTCATACTTTTCTTCGATCATAGCAGGGGGCTGCACAAAGAACTGCCAGTTATCAGGTTTTACTAACATCTTTGCTTGTTCTCTAGGAATATGATCGGGAATAGGAACTTCCCCTGCCATGATAGGCCACCAGTGATCTTCTTCTGGTGCGTTAGTGTCTGCAATTACACCTGTCCAAGATGGGCCTCCATCGCGCATTGAAGGAAAGCGGCCAACACGCATAGTGCAAGCATCAATAATAGATTTGGGTATTTCTCTGGCTTCATTAATCCAGATACCTGTTAATTCTAATGATAATAACTTCTTTACATCCTCTGGTCTATCAAGGGCTAAGAAGATAACCTCAAGCTCTACCTCGCCTTTTTTGATGTTGTGGGTATAGGGAACAGACCAAGTGAATTTTCCCCAATCATTTTCTGGGAACCAATCAAGCCATGTTTTAATAGTTGTAGTTCGTAGCTGTGGGTTTGTGTTTCGTATAATAGCCCATCTGGATTTTCTAATTCCGTCTGGACCCTTTTTTTGTTCCAAAGCTCTGCGAAATACTTCAACACAACACCCTACTGATTTGCCAGAACCTACTGGTCCCCTTATACCACGAAAAAACGTATTGTCTTTCATAAAAGTTTTTAAAACTTCACCATCAGGTTTATATGAAAAATCAATTGCCATCGATAGGACGATTTCTAAACTTATCGATTATGTCACTTAGAGTTTTTGAGAACTGTTCAGGGTCAACATCATCAGGCAAAATAACATAATCTTGATTATCTACAGCCTCTTGAAAAGCCTCATAACTAAAATCTTTCAGCTTACCATTTTTCATTCTTATAGATGGATATAAAAAATTTTTACCATCTACTTCTTGAGTGTAACTAAATATTGTTTTCCCATCGAGCGTTGGGGTAGAAGGATCTATAGCCCTAAAAAACCAGCTAGGGCCATAGTTTACCATTACACTCAAAACACCTTTTTCAGTTTCCGTAAAGTCCATTAACGTAAACCTTTATCAACTCCAAACTTAATCATTGACTCAGCTACATCAGGGCCAATGTTATCAATAACACCATCAATCATTTTGTTTGTAACAAAGGACTTACCATGTTTTTCATCAAAGTGTTGGAAGTGTACCTTCTTAACAATCCTTCGAAGCATAGTAAGTTCTTCGGGTTTGAGCATATCAACAAAGCTCATTTCTTAGCTTTCTTTGGTTTTGCTTTTGATTCATCGACATTAGGCGTAGAAGGGTCATCAGATTTAAAAGTACCCTTTTTGCTTCGAGCCTTTACTGGTTCTGGCCCTTCTTCAAGCTTTACCGAATGACTCATATGATTTTTTTCTGACCAAGTAGAACCATGAAGATGGTGTATTTCACCAGTCCAAAGCTCTCCAGTAGATTTAATATACCAAGCCATTACTTACTCTTCGATGCCATAATTTTTTTCTTTAATGCTGCTGGTAAGTTTTTTTGTTTACCTTTCAGCATTGTTTTCTTTTTCGGTCTTCCGACCTGTGAACCATAAGTTCCTTTTCCTTGAGGCATAATTAACTCCTATATTGTTTTACTTTCCTAGCAATCGCTTTCGGTTGAGCCACAAACTGCTTACCCTTAGCCTTACCCTTTCGTTTAGCTCTGGTTGTAGCTGCATATTCAGCAGAACTAAGAGCAGCAATAGCCTTGCTAGGTAAGTACCGTTCACCTGTCTCACTAGACTTCTTCCCTGACTTAGTACGCCACTTTTGTTTTCCCCAGTTAAAAAGTGACTTCTGCGATGCCTTCATTTATAACCACCACCACGTTTTTTATATTCCTTAGCAAGTAACTGCGCCTTCCGAGCAGACCACTGACCAGCAGCCGTACCATGTGTAGCCCTAGCTTTTATGCTTTGGAATAAAGATTTACGCATCTTTGGCTTAGTATAATTACCTGCTTTATTAACTGTACTCATGGGAAATCAGGATCTCCTTTTTTGGGTTGAGGCATTTGATCTTGTAACTTATCAAGCTGCGCCTCTTTACGTTTAATAGCATCAATAATTTGTTGACGTTTAGGGTTTTTCTTACCTTTGTAAACTTTACTGTCTTTGCTAAGTCCGTATCTTATACCCTGCTCTAGCTTCTGAAGCATAGACATGGGCTTGGGATCAAGCGACTTGAGTTCCTTTTCGAGAGCCGCAATTTCTTTCATTAGTAATGAGATTCGTTTCTGAGACATACTAGTAGCCCATCGGAGTTGTCTGGTTGCTGAGAAGGGAAGTTCGTTGTGTCATACCTTTGCGCTTCTCTGGTTTTTTAACATCCTTATACTGAGAAGGTTGATACTCTACACTATCCATACTCAAAGAAGGTAAAGGAGGTGTAGGAGGTTTAGTCTCCTCATAAATAGTTTGTGCGCTCTTGCCACCAAAACACATAGCTATGCCTTTCCTGCGTTCTTGTTTCTCTTAATAGATCTATTACGCGCCCGACCAACCAAACGCAAATTATTCTTACTGTTGTCTCTAGGGTTGCCATTCTTATGATCTACGTCCTTGCCATCACCCTTCGATGCCTTACCAGACTTCTCTAACAAATAACGCGCCCTTTTTCTGGCGCGGTTGTCTCTCATTCTCTTGGGTGACTTATCGTATTTGCCTTCACCCTTAGAAGAATAATCTCGAATGTAATTCTTGGAACTAGGCATTATTTCTTCTTATGCCTCTTTGCAAAGTTTCTAGCAGACTCAACACTTCTAAAACCCCACGCCCTCAATGCTAAAGCCTTGCGCGTTGGCCTGCCCTTCTCGTCCTTCATTGGACCCTTCATACCAGCAAACCTAGCAGCAAAGGAAACCTTGCGCGCCATGCGCCTCGATCCAGCCTTGGGTTTAGATTTAACAGGTGGCTTTAGATTAGCACCCTCTTTACGCTTAAAATAAGCACGACCAGCAGCATTTAAGCCGCCCTTAGGATTCTGATACTTCTTCGCTGGCATATCCTACGCTCTTAGTCTTTTCTTTTGCCACTGTATTGTCGCCATTTTCAGGCGTTGGCTCTGGTAACTTTTTATATCTCATAAAATCCCCTTAGCATAAAAAAATAATTCTGAAAAGAAAAACGAACCTTGGTAAAAAAAAATACGAGTGATAGAGACACTAACACGACAGTAAGCTAAGTTTTGACCCCCCTAACTAAACTAAGCGACAGTCCACGATACGAAATGCAGAATTCATCCTAAGTCAATCTGGACTCGTATGTCCCCAGCCACTTGCACCTGCGATCTATCTATCGGCTTGTACCCTGCACGGTCTAACAAATCCTTAGCCGCTTCCAACTGGACATACTCGGACTTTGCGTTAGTCACTAGCCTCCGTAACTGCCCTGCAGCAACTGTAGCACTTAGCCCAAACTCCTCATTCATTCTTTCCATCAGGTATTGCTGCACATGCGGTTGCTTTAACGCCTTGGTAGCACTCACTCTTCCAGACTCCCCATCTGCATATCCAGCAAGTGGCGCGGCCTTGGTAATACTGCATCCTTTTGCTACTATAGTATCCACTAACGCTGTCTGTTTCCGTGTTAGCTTTCTCGTAACTGGCAGATTGTTATTCACTCTTGCCCCCTTTCCTTTTCCCCCACGCTTTCCTGTTTATCTACGCTTTGTCTACAATTACGTTACGTCACAAGTACAATTACCTTACGTTCTTTTGGAGCTGTTAACCCGCTCTTCGATCGGGGCTATAACGGAGTTGATGGATAAAGTGGCCAGTCTTCTTCTTCAGCTTGCCTTGTGCGCTTGTCCATTATTGCGGTGCAGACGCACCGCTTTGTAGTTGGGGATTTGTCTTGTAAATCCCCCGACCGAGATTCCCTTCGGTCGTCCCATAAACCGCTTTTAACGGAATTCGTATTCACGAATTAACTAACTAATAAAATTGAACACGTTGGAAGAGGAGACAGGGGCGCGCTGACTTGTAACCTAAGCAAAATCTGGCTAACCACATTCCCAGTGTTCCGATTGCTGTTAACCTGCAATTATTCTCATGGCTATGGCCATGAGTGCAGGGCAATCGGCATAGCGTCAACAAGAATAAGAGATAGGCTGATTCTTGTTGTAGCCAGATTTTGCTTAGGTGAAAGTCAGACAAGGTGCGCCCCTGCCGTCCTCTTCCGGCCGGTTCAATTTGGGGACTACAAACGAAACTTAGTCAAGTAAATGGAGAATGAAAATGGCTAGATCAAAAGTAGATACGAAAGCATTAAACGAAGCTAACAATATTGATGAGACACAGACAGACGCAACCGCTGTTACTTATGCACTCGAATATGCAACCATCAGGTTTGAGGAATTAATCGAACTATTTGGTGGTACTGAGTGGCAGAAAGAAAATGTAGCGCGCGGTTTTGTGTCTCAGGCAGAGTATCTTATTAGTAATAAACAGAAGCAAATTACTAAGTACTCAATGGAAGTACAGATAGCTGAGGAAAATAAAGAGCGCGGTATGGCTATGTCTCAGACAGCCATAGAAAAAGCTATGTTTCTTCAGGAAAATTGCGAGATAGAACTAGAAGATTTACAGCTTTACTTGCAGTCTTCTAAAACCGCATACGCTTCCTGCGTAGGTAAAAAGTACGAGCCGTTGCAAAAGCGCACTGTTCCAAACAAAACGCACCGATCAGCAGCGCAACGCCTCGCAGATGCACAGGCCGAGCAGAAAAAAGTAGACGCTGCCGTTAAGAAATACGGCAAGTAATACCTCCCAAACCTCGAGAACTAGAGCGGCTTAGGTCGCTCTTTTTTTTTAACCCTCAAAAAAATTTCGCGGCTCGGCTTCGCCTCGCCGCTTGGAGATAGGATGCAGTTATGCT